AGAACAGCTACAGGCAGATTTAGTGGAGCAGATCCTAATATGCAAAATATGCCTAGAGGTGGTACGTTTCCCATTAAGAAAGTTTTCGTATCACGATGGGATGGTGGGAAGATACTTGAAGCTGACTTTGCACAGCTAGAGTTTAGAGCTGCTGCATTTTTGTCACAGGATGAAACAGCAATAGAGGAGATTAAAAATGGTTTTGATGTACACAGCTACACTGCGAAAGTCATTACAGAAGGTGGTCAGAAGATTAGTAGGCAAGAAGCAAAAGCCCACACATTCGCACCACTCTACGGAGCTACAGGGTTTGGGAGGACACCTGCTGAAGCAAAGTATTATAAACAGTTCACGCAGAAATACAAAGGGATTAATTTTTGGCATTCTGTCTTGGCTAAAGAAGCTTTAAATACAGGAAAAATTAAGACACCATCAGGCAGAGAGTTTGCATTTCCAAACGTAGAGAGAAGAGTTAATGGCAGTGTTACATACTTTACACAGATTAAAAACTTTCCTGTACAGAGTTTTGCAACTGCTGATATAGTACCTCTTACTCTTATGTCTATAGAGAAGAAGTTAGCAGATAAAGAATCCTGTATCGTAAATACTGTACATGATAGTATAGTCATTGACGTTCATCCTGATGAATTAGATGACATAATAGAAGTGATAAACGATACAAATAATAATCTAAAAAACATAATAGATAAACAGTTTAATTTAGATTTTAATGTGCCATTATTATTAGAAGCAAAAATCGGTGATAATTGGCTTGACACCAAAGAGGTTGTGTGATATAACCTCACTTACCAAAAATAGGAGAATATTTAATATGAACAATATAGCATTAAGAGATAATAAAACAAACTTTGAATCACTAGCAAAAGCAAGTGGTTTAAATATGGAATCTAATAACAAAAATAATAATTCAATGTTAGCAAGATTAAAAATATCACATACACCTATCATGGGTCAAACTGAAATTAAAGGTAAAATAACTAAAGTTGAAGTTGTATCAGGTGGTATGTATAAGCTAGAAGATGTAGAGAACAGTAAGACATACTACTCTTCTAATGTATCTGTTAGACCTTTTTTACAGAGGTTTATGTACAAGAAATGGGTAAAGCCTGAAGGTGAACATGGTCACTATATTAAAACAGTTATGAGTGATAACTTAAATAATGATTTAAAAGATAGTAGTGGTGGCTTTAACTGTGGAAAACCAGCAGGTTACATTAAAGACTACAATGCTTTACCTGAAACAACAAAGAATATAATTAAAGGTATTAAAAGAGTTAGAGCAATACTAGGAACTGCTACCTTCAAAGATATTGTAGATGATCAAGGCAATAGTGTTGAAGATAGTGCAGTCAACAATAAACCTATGATATGGGAAATAGATAATAGAGATGCTTTTAAAACTTTAAGTGAGCCGTTTTCAAAGTGTTCTAACTTAAAACATCTGCCTTTACAGCACACTATAGATGTAACTACAGATGAAATGCCACTACCTAATGGTAACTCTTTTTATCTACCAAAGGTTAAGTTTAATGTAAAAGAAGTACCTATTACAGATAAAGACGAGTCTCTTTGGGTTGATCTATTAGCATGGGTTGATAACTATAATACTTATATATTTGATCAGTGGACTAAGAATGCAGACAATTCACAACAAGATAAACTTTCAAAAGAAAATGAAGACTTAGTAGATTCTTTTGTTGATGTAGAAATGCAAGAAGATGCTAAAAAATAATCCTTTTCTAGTACATAATATTAATTACTTGTCACCTAGCAGTATAAATACCTACATAAGCGATCTGCCTATGTGGGTAGCTAGGTATCTTTTTAAAGTAAAATCAGATATGAGTGCAGGAGCAGTTAGAGGTATTGTGCAAGAAGCTATACTAGCTGAACGATATCAAACAGGAAACTTTAACTACAATTTATTAGAAGTAAAGTACCTAACTATGTGCACAGAATCTCAATTTGATTTAGAGGATATTAAAGTAAAAAAAGAAAAGAGATTGTTAAAAGATTTTGGCAAAGTCATTGATACAAATTTTAAGTATAAGAACCTAGAACAGTATCAAGAAAAAGTAGAAGTACAGTTAGAAGACTTACCTGTTCCAATACTTGGTTATATTGATTTTAGGTTCAAGGATACCATAGTAGATTTAAAAACAACAACAAGAATGCCGTCAAAACCAACGGAAGCACAAAAAAGACAGATGGCATTTTACTCTATGGCATATCCAAAAAATAGTGTAGACTTGTTTTTTGCTACACCAAAAGACTATAAAAAGTTTACACTTAAAAACTTATCTGCGTACCAAGAGCAACTTAAAAAGGTAGCTTTTGGTATACAGAAATTTTTGTCTATCAGCAATGATAAACATGAGTTAGCTTCTTTAGTACATCCAAACTATGACTCTTGGACATGGAATGATAATTTAAGAAAAGAAGCAGAAAAAATATGGGGAGAATACAAATGAAGAATGTAGACGAACTTGGAGAAATGATTAAGGAAAAAGAGAAAGAACTCTATGAACTTAGAAAAGAGTATCGTGAGCGTAGAACAGAGGGATTACGTCATGCACTAGAGCAGAAGAAAGAAGCTGAAAGATTAGTACGTGATGAAATGAAATCTCTTGGCTATGATACAACAACATATCGCTATTGGTTATAAATGTCAGCGTATAGTGCTACACAAATAGCACGTAAAAATGGGTATAGGAGTGGTTTGGAAGATACAGTAGCCACAACCTTAAAAGGAAGTAACACAAGCTTTATATATGAGAAGCTTAAAATTGAGTGGGAAGATCTTGCTTATCGCACCTATACACCTGATTTTGTACTGTTTAATGGTATTATAATTGAAACTAAAGGTAGATTTATAGCAGCAGACAGGCGAAAACATATAGAAATAAAAAGACAGCATCCTAAATTAGATATTAGATTTATATTTACAAACAGTAAAGCTAAATTAAGAAAGGGTGCTAAATCAAATTATGCAGAATGGTGCATTAAACACGGATTTAGATATAGTGATTTAACTATACCTGAAGATTGGTTAAAAGAAAAACCAAAAAAATTAGTATGGAAATGTGGTCATACTATACATTTTATACCGTTTAAAGGTAAAAAAAGAAAGAGAGGAAAGTAATGTTTAAACATGCAAACTTTACTAAGAACGATTATCTTATAAGAATAACACCTGAAATTAAAAATGATAGATGGTCAGGAGTTATAGGAGTAGATATTGTAACTAGCAAACATAATAAATTAAACTCATCTGATGACGGTGCTATAATGTATATGTGCAAGCTTATGTCTAGTGTAGTGCCAATGTTAGAAGAAAATGATGAGTTTGCATCTGTCGTAGAAGAATATGTAAAAAAATTAGATAAAAGAAATGAGCGTGGGTTGACAGTTATAGGTAAAGATGGTAATGTCCTAAAACTTGGATTCAATTCTGATACGGAAGGAAATGCATAATGAGTAGACCAACAATAAAAGAAATGATAGAGTTTGATAATGATTTACCTGTTAAAGGACTAGAAAAAATGTATCAAACAAATGCATCAAAAAATGATATGGTAAACCATCCACCACATTATAATCAAAGTGGTATAGAATGTATTGATGCCATTAGAGCAGCTACAGGTAATGGTTTTGAATTTTATTTATTAGGAAATATTATTAAGTATGTATGGAGATACCAATATAAAAATGGTATAGAAGATTTAAAGAAAGCTGATTTTTATTTAGATAGACTTATTGAGATTAAAGATGAGAATAAAGGTTAAAGCATTTTTAGATTTAGATGTAGATCCTGAAGAGTATCCAATACCATCTGACGGAGATATAACAGAAGAAATTACGTATGCGTTGAAAGAATACTTTCACGACATAAATGGAATAAATATAAATTATATTAATATAAGACAGGGAGAAATAAATGAAGAATACGATTGAGTCCTTACCAACTGACTACCAAAACTTTATCGCACTTTCTAGATATGCTAGATGGATACCTGAAGAAAACAGGCGAGAAGAGTGGTCTGAAACTGTAGATAGGTATCTAAACTACATGGAAGATCACCTTGTTAAAAACTTTAAATTTGATAATGTTGTTTGGTATGAATTAAGAGATAGGCTGTTTCATGCCATTGCTAACCTAGATGTTATGCCAAGCATGAGAGCATTAATGACAGCAGGTAAAGCGTTAGATAGATGCAATGTAGCAGGTTATAACTGCTCTTACCTTCCTGTAGATAGTCCTCGTGCTTTTGATGAATGTATGTATATTCTTATGTGTGGTACAGGTGTAGGCTTTTCTGTAGAAAGAGAAAACATAGATAAGTTACCTGTAGTCAACGAACACTTTGAGGATAGCACTACAGTTATTAAAGTAGGTGACTCACGTTCAGGCTGGGCAAAAGCATTACGTGAGCTAATAGCTATGTTATATGTAGGACAAGTTCCTGTTATTGATGTAGAAGACGTTAGACCATCAGGTGCTAGATTAAAAACATTTGGTGGTAGAGCATCAGGTCCTGAACCACTTGTGGATCTGTATAAGTTTTGTATTGGGATATTCAAAGGTGCAGCAGGTAGAAGATTATATCCTGTAGAATGTCACGATATAATGTGTAAGATTGGTGAGGTAGTTGTCGTTGGTGGGGTAAGGCGATCAGCCCTCATCAGTCTTTCAAATCTTGGTGATGATCAAATGAGATATGCCAAGTCAGGACAGTGGTGGGAAACTGAATCTCAAAGAGCACTTGCAAACAACAGTGTTGCATATAAAGATAAAGTGCAAATGGAAACATTTATGCGTGAGTGGCTGTCTCTCGTTGAAAGTAAATCAGGTGAACGTGGTATATTTAATCGTAAATCTGCTGTTCAACAAGCAGGTAGAAATGGTAGACGTAAAACTGATTATGCTTTTGGTTGTAATCCTTGTAGTGAGATTATACTAAGACCTTATCAATTCTGTAATTTATCTGAAGTAGTCATAAGAGCAGAAGATACTGTAGAAACTTTGTTAAATAAAGTAGAACTAGCAACTATACTTGGTACATTTCAAGCTACACTTACAGACTTTAAATACCTACGTAAGATATGGAAAGATAATACAGAAGAAGAAAGATTACTAGGTGTATCATTAACAGGTATTATGGACAATCCATTATTTAATGATTACAATACTATGTCCTTTGAAGATGGTCAGCAGGTATTTGATGACTCTCGTGTAGGCAGTATACTTAGTGAGCTAAAAGAAAAGGCAATAGAAACAAATAAAGACCTTTCTGAAAAGTTAGGTATACCACAGTCAACAGCAATTACATGTGTCAAACCTAGTGGTACAGTTTCACAGCTTGTTGATAGTGCTAGTGGTATACATGCTAGACATAGTGAGTATTACATTCGTACTGTTCGTGGTGATAACAAAGATCCTATCACAAAATTTATGATGGATAGTGGCATACCTAATGAACCTGATGCAATGAAACCTGATAGTGTGAC